ATAATTAGCATCAATACAATACGATTTATCTTTTTCACTACTAAAATCATTTTCTAATATATCTTTTAACACAATACCCCTTTCCTCTGGCTGTTCTATGTTGGGTATGTTTGTCCAATAGTATCTTTGTCTTGATTGTGCTGATACCAAAGAGCTATTTATTAATATAGGTTGTATGCCAAAAGTAATCTCTGGATAACACTCTGATACTTGCTGTGAAATAATATCTAGAAACTCTTTCTTCATTCTGACATTCTCTAATAAAAAATACTTAGGCTTTATTGCTTTGAGCATACGAATAAACTCAAAAAACAATGCAGACCTCGGATCGTCAAACGCCAACTGCTTACCTGCAAAACTAAATCCTTGGCATGGACTACCACCCATAATTAAATCTACGTCCTGGAAGTCTTTAGGATCTAGTTTTGTAATGTCACCAACTTGCACTGTGTTAGGGTAATTTTTTTGTGTTATCTCTATGCCATACTTGTCTATCTCACTTGCATAGTAAGTGTCAACTTTTATACCTAATTGATCTAGGGCTATCTGCCCACAACTCATACCATCAAACAAACTTAATACTTTCATTCCCAATTTATACCCCCATTATCATTTATTGGCTCTAATATATTTTTTCTTCTAAATAAAGTTTTAACTTTACTGTCTATTTCCGAACTGTTAGCTTTCACTACCCCACATTTAACCACACGCATGGGATCAAAGTCTACGCCTTGTTCTGTGCAAATTCTTTCTGCCTCACCTTCAGGAGCTAACCAAATTGCAATGGCAGCTCTATGACCATCTACGATAGAACTTGCTCCTCTAATGCTTGCTCTCGCTTGCATACTGTCCTCTGTGCCTGTCAAACCTGTTTTACCCATGTGATGTATGCTCAAACAAGCACAATTAAATTTAGCCGATATTCTGGCTGCTAACTGACAATACATTTGACTTGCCTCTTGACTTGTTGTTATTGGGGCGTTTACGAACGATTGAATCGGATCAATTATAACTAACTCCAAATCATTAATTGTTTCTAACTCTTCAATCAAATCTTCTGCCTGTGTTGTTATCTGCAAACCAGCACTATCTTCTTTAAGCAAAGTAAAAGGTTTACCATAATCAGGTACAGTAAAAACAAACATATCGTAATTTGTTTCAAATCTTTTAAATTTTGGATCAAGAGCATTTACTCTTCTATGAATTTCTTGCCTATCATCTTCAGCCGCTAGAACGACAACATTGCCAGCTTTTTTTATTGGATTATCTAACCAAATACCACTACCTTTTATTATCTTCAATCCTAAATCTAACGAGAGCATTGATTTACCAACGCCACCAATAGAGGCTAATAACATTGGTTTAGATTTTTCTACCAACCTATCAACCAACCACTCACGGGGCGGAGGATCTTCAACCAAATTACGAACTGCATATTGCTTAAGTCCGATTCCTGTTTCTGATAACTCCAACCTTACTTGTTCGATACCATGTTCGAGTGCTAGGTCGTTGAAATCTCCAGGTTTACTTGGTATGCGTGCTATACAATTAGAAATTGCATTGGCACAATCCTCCGCTTTTTGTTTCCCCAATCCGCTTTTATCATTATCAAAGGCCACCAGAAACCTTGCATTAGTTTTTTCACGCAAGTTGGCTAAAGAGGCAAGGCCAAAATTTGCGGAAAAAATGCAGACAGAGGGGATGCCTGTTGCAAGATAACTGGTGACGGATGTTGCCATGCCTTCACAAATAATTAATTTATCTAAATTTGGTAAATCGCTAATATTAAAACCGACTGGAAAAAAATTACCCTTAACTTCACTAGCGGAAACGAATCTTTTTTCTCCCTGTGCAGAAATATACTGCAAACTTCTGATTTCAGCATTTACATTGTAAATTGGCACTACTAAGAGCGTCTTATTTGCTCTCAGGCTTTCGCATTTTATTTTTTTAGTGTCTAAGTAAGGGTGTTTTTCAATTTGTTCATAGCCTTCAAATCTGTTTGCACAATCAATAGCTACTTCATCATAGCGTTCTAATTTGTGTTTTTCAGCTTCTTCTTTGGCTGCTTTAAGTTTTTTCTGCAAATCATTACGTTCACGCACGCTCAGATCATTAGTCTGCACGCTCGACCACTTTTTTTCTTCGCCGGTACGCCAGTTCCCGTACGCACAAAAAGTATGCTTGCCAAGTTGATTGACCGCATACCAACCAGATTTTTCACCATGCTTATCAGGTCTAGTAATAGAACTTGCTTTGACTGAGCAACGGACAAGTCCGCCACCTGTGTCAAGATATGGCACGTCTAAACCAAAGTTATTAAGTTCTGTTAGCAAATCGTCTGTAGTTTTGCCTTTGCCCTCAAATACTAAATTCTGATTTATTACAATGCCATCATTAAAGTATTTCGTCAGTTTGACCAAAATCTGTTTTCCCCGTTTCTGCTTGATAGTTTGCAAAATTCAAATATTCTCTCACGATATTTGCAAACAGTTTCTCTCTATTTGTTTTACTCCATTCATGCAATGTCCAAGTTTTTTCTGTTTTGGCTATTTCTAAATAAGTTTGTTTAGTTTCTTTAATAGCATAATGTAGCCCCTTTTCTGATAGCCTAGCTATATTTTTAAGTTTTTCGCCTTTTTGCAATTTTCTTAAATGCGACATTGAACAAGCACCGAAAGTTTTTTTTGTATCAATAAGCAGATAACCTCTAGCGGGTGATTTGCAGTAACCACACAAGCTAGGGTTATCTTGCTTTAAATCAAACATTTCTAAAAAGGAATGTCTGGATCATCTTCTGGCTCTGCTTTTTTAGGTGTAACTTTTTTGGCTACAGCTTTTTTTTCAACTGCTTGCCAATTTTTGCCATAGTTATCATCAATTTCTGCATAACCAGATTCATTATTTTTTACCTCAACAGATACAACCTTACCTTTCAGATCTTCTGTATTTTTGAGTTCTGTTAAACCAGCAGCATTAGCTAACATAGCCAATGATTGCCGACCAATATCAATCGCTTTGGGATTATTTGAACCAACAGTAAATGTGCAAGGCACAAAATGATTCGTTCCCTCAACTGAAAATAGCATTTTTATAGCTACCCATCCATTTTTTCCAGAGATTTCCTCTGCGCTAACATAACTTACGTTATATTTTCCTGGTTGTAACGCCTCTTGTTCAAGAGTTGCGTCCACCTCTAAGTCGTAATTGGATAAATCCATTATTTTCTCCTTAACGCCAACACTTATAGTTTTGGCAATTTTCTTCATTTTCACCACAATATTTGCAAACTCCGTCCACAAATTGAGGTTCATCATCTTCTAAACTATCCCAAATCGGATGATCTGGATTATCTTTGTATTTAAAAGATTGTTTCTTCATTTCAACATTTCCTCACGAATAGTAGCCCAATCGAAAGGTAGTTCTTCTGGTAGGCCATATCTATTTTTTGCAAGATATGCTGGCTTTTCTACTGTGTAACATACTCTGTCACCGCTAACGGCTTTGGTAGTCATGTTGCCACCTTTACCTTGCACTTTAACTGTGCCTAATTTGAAACTAGCGAACAAACAAGCGTCTGAGTGTTCAAGCAACAAGTCAGCAGCTTTTCTGTGAAGTTTAAGCTCGTGTCTATCAAAGGCTTCAATACGAGGATCTTCAACCTTTTTAATTTGGTTGTGTGCTATTTGGATAATAGTCATGCCTTTGTTTCTTAAGTCATTAAGAATATCAATGTATTCACGCCAATAACTCAAAACTGTGACATAACCTTTACCAAAACCAGGTTGCTCAATGGTTTTCCAACCATTATCTTCACAAGCCTTGTTCCATATAAGTGGCTCTAACCAATCCAATGAATCTATGATTAAGGTTTTAAAATCATGTTTCTCTTCTTGTAATGTTTTTAGATAAGACATGAAATCAGCATAAGATTTTGCAACAGGAAAATGATCTGCCTCTACTTTACCTAAACCATCTTCAGTTAAAATAAAAATAGGTTTATTGGTAGTAGCTCCGAAAGAAGTTTTACCAACTCCAGCTCCACCATAAATTACTATTCTTGGTGGCTTGACTTTGGCTTTTTTCTTAATAAGTTCTAAGCTCATTTTTCATCCTTACTAGATTTAACTACAGTTTTTTTTGGTAGTGCCTGTTCTAGTTTGTTGGCTTGGTTTGAAATGTAGGCATCTAAGATTTGATTTGTTCTCACCTCAAGTATTGCCTCATTATGTTTATTCGCTCTAGCATTTTTAATCTCTAAAGCTGCACTCAACTCTGTCGCTAAAGGACGAGTTGAATCATCTAAATCTTCGTCAAAAACATCTCTACTTTCACCAGATTGTGAGGTTAAAGTAAAGAGTTTTTCTTTTGCATCAGTTTTTACCGACATTTTTTTCTCCTATATTTAAGTCCTGATAAACAGGACATTTCGCTTTTGCATTACAAAAGCGACAATGATCGCCAAAGACAAGCTCTGGCTTTTCTCTCTCACAGGCATCAGTAGCCTCTTTAAGAAAACCGAAACCCCAATCGACTAAATCTGTTGCGGATATATCCCAACTTCTAATAGGTCCATCAGGGCTAAATGATCTTGGTTGCACAATGGTTAATTCAAGCGTTGTATCTTCGTTACCATAACGTGATAAAGCTCCTAAACCATAAATCATTAACTGTGTATTATTTTTTGGATCAACAGGGAATTTGCCAGATTTAAGGTCGCATACAACTAATCTATTTTTTCCAATAATTAGTGCGTCAGCCGTTCCCCAAACATTTTGGCTTATCTCTTCGATTGATACTCTCTCTTCTATTAACAATTTTCCCTCTAGTTCTTTTTGCCTCTTCCTTACATAATCAACATATACTTTGGCACAATCAATCATACTCTGATCTATTGTGATTATAAAATCTTCTATATTCTCCTCTTTATTTAAGTAATAATCTTCCAGCGTTATATTATCCAAGCGGTCTTTTAACTGTGCCTCAACCATTTGATGAACTAATGTTCCATTAGCAGCAGCTTCAGACACTTGATAGGGTACATCCTGTGCCAACTTTGGCATACCAGGACACTTCAACCAAATGTTAGAGGCTGAAGGGCTAAGAAGAGCATGAGCCATTACTTATATAAGATTTATTTTCTAATTCAATAATTTCTGCTAGATCGTATAAGACCTTGCCACCAATTTTGTAATAGTTTGGACCTTCACCACGACCACGCCAGTTTTCAATAGTTCTTGGACTTTTATTCCAACGCTTCGCTAACTGACTTGTATTTAAAAAATTTCTCTCGTTGTTTGTATTTTCTTGCATAAAACTCCCTTTTTGTTCTATTTTGGTTTAGTATATACATAAAAATACACTTTACAATGTAAAAGTGTAAAATTTTAGGAGAATATTATGAGAATTAAAAAAGAGAATAATATGGTTGATAAACCAGCACACTACACAAAGGGATCTATTGAGTGTAAAGACGCAATAAAATCTGCTTTGGGTAGAGAGCAATATGAAGGATTTTTGCGTGGCAATATACTTAAATATGTATGGCGAGGTCCACATAAAGGTGAAAATCTGGAGGATTATAAAAAGGCTCGTTTTTGGCTTAATGAACTTATCTCCGAAATAGAGGAAATGTAATGTTAGATGATATAAAAATAAGAAAAGATGGCTTATTTGATGGCATTGATGATCCTATTCTTAACGAAAGATATGGCAAAAAAGCCTTGTGGATTGATAAATTTTTGCATAATAAATTGCAAAAAATATCAAAAACCAAAAATAAAAACCCACAAGCAATAGCCGAATATCTAATTAGTTTGGGAATATCAACTGTTGAAAATTATAATATGCCAACAGAAATTACTTTTGATATAGATAAATTATAAATCTGTAATCAAGTTCTCAATATGGTTGCCAATCTTGTTGGCGTTCTCAATACTTTTCTCTTCGTGAATATGAGCATACCTTTGTGTCGTAGCTTGATCTCTATGGCCAAGTAGTTCACCCACGTCTGCAAGTTTAACTACCTGTAATGACCAAGAAGCGTAACTGTGTCTAATGTCATGCAAACGCACATTATCAATATTGCAATTTTTTAATATAGTGTGCCAGGCACGTCTAGGTGATTTTATACCGACAATATAATCAGAATCTTTTGTAGTTTTATCTAACATACCAAGAATCTGTGGGGATAAATATATAATTCGATCCTCACCTAGACGATCATTTTTATGATTTTTAATAATTAATTTGTTGTCGTGAATGTCTGTCCATTTAGCTTGTGCTATCTCACCTTTTCTAGCACCTGTTAATATCAATAACCAAATAAATAAAATTGATTTTTTATATATTGGATTTTTTTGCAGCCTGTTCATTTCACGCACAACAGCTATCAACTCTTTATTAGTTAAATATCTTTTGCGTTTATTTTCTCTATTTTTATTAATGTGTGTAGCTGGATTATTTTCTACCAAAGATAAAGTAATAGCTAAGTTAAACATAGCTTTAAGTGTAGTTAGTATGTTGTTAGCAACAAATGGCGCACGTTCAGATATACTTAAATGTAATGATGCAATATCACCACGAATTATATCTGTAATTGGTTTATCACCAAGTATGGGTTTTATATTATTGTCGTAAAGTTGATTTATTTTATTAGTGGTTTTACAACCCCTACGTTTTAGATCACGAAGATACAGCTTGAATAACTGATTCAGATTTTGTTTCATTTTTTCTCTCTCTTAATATATTTATTATCTCAATCGCAGTTTTCAATGATTCATGCGGATTGAAACTTTTAATAAATTCTAACTTCTTTTGATATGTTTTGCCAAGATTTTCGTTAGGTGCAAAAGTAACCTTATCCTCAGGTAGAAAAACAAAAGCGAAAATATCAACTTCTTCTTTATTATATAATCTTTGTTCTCCTGTATTTGATGTTTTCTTTTTTATATCCCACCTTACCCAATCAGCATTGTTTCTTTCAAAAAGAGAAGCTGAAGTTTTTACTTGTATTTTATAAGATTTGTTATTAAGAACTGCTAAGAAATCGTAACGTGAGTGTGATGGACATTCAAAGATCTCGTCAAAGTATCTAGCGAGGTAGCTGGCGGTGAGGTATTCCCCCGCACGGCCAACTTGGTTTGGTGTCATTTTTATTCTTCTTTTTTACGTTTTAGTCTTTCTGGTAATTTTGATTTTTCTTCATACTCAACATAAGCGTCTGATAAAATATTAATTTGTTCATCTGCCCTTCTTTCAAGCTCTAACACCTTTTGTTCATCACCTCTTAATGATGCTTCTCTAATTTTTTGACGATAATATTGTTGTAAATCATTTATCTCTTTACCTTTAAAATACAAATTAGTATCTCTGCTTTGTTCTGGATCGACTGGATAAAAATTTTGACCAACCAATCTCCACCATGCTTGAGGTTGGGTAATTTTTGGATCACCATAATAATTAGGTTCTTTTGTTATAGCCTCATACATTTTGCCTGCAAATCCTATATCAGTAAGCCAAGTTGGTGCTACTGTTCTCCATACATAATTTAAACTGTCCGCTGCCTTATCTACTGGAGGAGCTGAAGGATTAACTATTTCTCTATTTGTAAAGGGATCTTTATTTGCTTGAATTGCAGTAATTACATTAATACCAGGACCACCCCAAAGACCAACTATATCATCTGTTGCTTCACCAAGTTTTTCTGATTCAATTTTGTTAATAATACCACTATAAAAGCCCCATGGCATATTGTACGACCAATCATAAAATTGCCATCTACCTTCATCATCTTTGTAAGGCCACACTAAAGCACTATCACTATCTCTTAAATAATCCTGCAATGATTCTTTTAAAGTTTCAAGATCACTTTCTGTCATATCTTTGTTTTGCCTTTTCCATTCTAATGCTGCAAGAGCTGGAACTGCTGCATATTTAACATATCTTTCTGGATAACGTATAAATGTGTCTATCAGAAAAGGTAAAACTTTATATTGAAATGTTGCAAATGGCACACCAAAAGGACTTTGTCTAATTTGTCTTAATCTTGGAGGAACTAAAGAATAATCAAATAAAGTTTTTTGTGCATTGTAAACAGCAGTTTCAGCATTTTTTCCTGCCTCCATATCATCAATAATTTTTATAATTTTGCCAAATGTTTCTATAAATCCATAACTATCTCCTGCAAAATTTAAAAGGAGAGAGCTTACACTGTCTGCTCGATCTAACCAATTACCAGTTTTTTTAGCTTTAGCGATTTTGTACATTCTTTTTATTTGTACCATTTCTTGTTTGTTAAATGTTGTAGAAGATATGCCAAATTTATTTGCTATCTTATAATACTTGCCTTTATTAATAATTTGTTCGAAAGCCTGAATAAATCTTAAAGGAAGTCTTGTGGCAGAAACTCCAGATAAATTTAATAGCACCATGTTTGATATAAAGTTTCTAACAACAGATGGTGGGTTTAGAGGTACTTTTAATGTTTTCCATATTTTTGTGGCATCTCTACCAAATCTGCTAAAACTATCAACTATATCTTGTGCTGCTCGGTTTGCTCCAATTAAATCATCATATATTTCTTTTCTAACATACATTCCTCTTAACTCACCATATCTTCTTTCGTTTGGAATTTGTTTAAACTTTTTTTGATCTAATTTTGCTATGTTTGTGTTTGCTTGTTTTATTGACTTTTGCAAATCATCAATAATTTTCTTTGCTTGTGGAATTTCTTTTTGTGTTCTTAAACCTTCAGCAATTTCTTTTGTAATTCTTTCAACTTCTTCTTTAGCATGAAACACACCAATCTTTCTACCACGAAAGGGTACTAAAGTTTCTTGAACAGCCCAGTTAGGATTTTTTGATATTTCTTTAAAAAAACCAAGTTTAACAACATCACTTATAGGATCTTCTATTGCTTTTGCTCCAAGCAATCCAACATCTTCTATTTCTCCAAGAAATAATCTTGTGGCTTCATCCAAATCTTTTCTTTCTTTTAAGTAACCCATAGGGCTAGATTTTTTATTAAAATATTTAAGAAATAATCTTGGTAAATAAGTACCATAATTTTCTTCCATTATTTCTTTTGACAATAAACCATTTTCTTCTAAAATTTCTGAAACCCTGTCTATTCCCTGTCTTAAATTTAAAGCATTTTCTTTAAGATTTTCAGGCACTTCATCAAAATTTCTACTACCTGTTAAAAATTCATAAACAGTTTTGTTTTGATCTGGTGTTAATTTGTTAAAAGAATTGAATACTCTTTTTGATAAATCTGAAACACGCTCAAGTTTCCCTGTAAAAAAACCTCTTTTACCAAGGTACTGTGGTTGTTCAGGTAAATCACCCAATGCACCTGCCGCAGCAGTTTTTGATTCTATTTTATTTAAAACATTATTTGCTAAACGTTTATAAATATTACCAATATAAGGAATTTTTCCCAGAATCCCTACGTCTTTATTGACTACAACTCTTAATTCTTGGTCTAAAGGAGAAACAATATCCTCTAATTCATCAACAATTTTTCCTTCAATAATTACTGGTTCTGGTGATGTTTTTTGTTTTGTTAATGGTTTAACCTCTGGAGATATATTTTCTAATAATTTTATTTCTGCTTCCGGAGCTGGTAATTGTAATGGATCAGTTTGTTTTTTTCGTCTTTTTAAAGCATTTATTATAACACCAGAAGTTCCACCAAGAACTCCACCAAAAACAGTACCTACGCCAGCAGCTTCCGCAATATCTCCAGATTTGTATTTTTCTTGAGCATCTGCTCTAATTTTTGCTCTTTGTCTGAGAGATTCATAACCACCACCATATGCAGCACCCTCTGCTGAACCAATAATTGCGTATCTACCAGGTCTGCTAGTAACAATAGATTTAAGAATATTTTGTTTTAGTGTATTTTTTACAACTTCTTTTGCTGCAGTGGATGCAATTTTTCCTGCACCAACACCTAAATATGTTGTTGGACTTTCAAATGGATTTAAAATATTTGCAAATGCTCTACCAGCTCCAGCAAAACTTGGTGCTTTTTCATCATACATATCTATAATATCAACAAATGCTTGTTTTTGTTCATCTGTAGCATTTCCTATTGCTTGACCTTCTGTAACTAAATCAACATCACTGTAAGCAAGACCGCCTCCATACTCTAAACCAAATTCTGCATACCCTTGATCGCTTAGTTTTGGAATTTCTTTACCAGGATTTTTTCTTGTCCAATTCCATTCATACATTTTTTTTGATGCTTCAATCCATTTTGGATCTTTTTTGATTGTTTCTTCGGTTAATCGCTCTGTAGCTTTTGTTTTTATAGAACCCTTTTGCTCTACTATTTGATTGTCATTTTTTGATTCATATTCATTGCCTGTAACAAAACCTGTTGTTTCTTTATTAACAATTGTATTTCTTAAAATTGATAATTGTTTTTCAGCTTCATCTTTAGTTTCATATCCGATTATTTTACCATCTCTAATATCTTGTATAAATGTTTCTACAGGCAATATTTTACCAATACCTTTTGCATAAGTAGGTAAAATATAAGTTTTATCATCTATTCCAAAAGTACCTAATCTCATAGAAACTGTTTGTCCTTTTAATTCTTTATCTAAAGTTCCTTTAAATTCATCTACATCTGTAAAATTTTTATTGTGATAATTTTGTAAAAATTTTAAATTAATACTGTCAGCATTTGTGCCTTCAGCAAAACCTGTTCTTTCTTGACTTGTAATTTGTGGTGTGGTTATTTGTGGTTGTTGTTGATCAACAAGATTTAATAATTCTTCTTTTGTTGGTTGTGTATCAGATGTAACAGTATATTTTTGTCCATCTATTTCAAATGTATATTTTGGCATGAATTAACTTTTTCATTTATCTATTATCTTTCAATTTGACCTAAATCTATAACAAGCTCATTGTCATTATTTGCAACAGACTTATTGTCATTATTTGCACTATCGGGATTATAAAGATTATACGCATTTTCTGCTAAAACTTTGATTTCTTCTTCAGTATATTTAAGCCTACCAAGATTATCTTTTACTGTTCTCATTTGTTTTGCATATTCTTCTATAAATTCTTTTTTACCTTCTAAAAATTTTGCATTTACTCCTAAAATACTTAGCTCTTGTTTAAAGTCCTCATCTGTATAATTTGGATCATAATTTTTTGATTGTGGATCAAGTTTTGATTTTAAAAGGTTTAGTCTTTCTAATTTTTTTATATCTGCTGGTGCTTCATCCTTCTTAAGTTCTTCTTGAATATAAAACCTTTTTGTTTGTTCTGGACCCACTATGTTGTATATTTTTTCATAATCAGTTCCCTCTATTGCTTTAAAAAACTTTTCATTTTCTAAAGTTTCTTCTTCAACTTCTATATCTCTTTGTCTTTGTTGAAGAGCAAAATCAACACCAAATATTTTTGCCATATCTTGATACTTAGGATCTGTAAAAAATTCTTCTTGTCTTTTCTGCAACTCTTCTTGCTCTCTTTGTCTTTTTTGTTGTTGTAAAATATCCGCTCCTCCTAATATAGCCCTAGTTGAATCTTCACCACGCAAAGCACTTCCTAAACCAAGCAAGGCTAAAGCAACTCCTGGTGGAATGTTGCTTAAAAATGGTCTTGAACTTGATCTGCCCTCATCTGTTTGATCAACAATCTGATTTACTTGTGTTTGTGTTGGAAAAGGTGCGCTCATGGTTTTATCCTGTTGATGTTATTCAAAAAGCCCCGCCTATTGCTAATGATGCTAATAACTTTGCAAGCTCTCCTGCAATATCAGCACCACCTACATCTCTTCTTTGAACTTGTGATGCTCCTGTTGGTATTCCACCTACTGCTTGTGATAGTAACCCAAGTTGTTGTGCTGGGTAAGCTAATGCACGATCAAACTCGCCTCTTGCTGCTGTAAGAGCTGCTTGTTGTAGTTGTCTTTGTTGTGCGCCTGTGCCTAATAAACCAGATATAGCTTGTTGTTGTGCAATCTCTTGTTGTCCTAATAAATTAGCTCTAAATTGTTGTTGAGCAAGTTGTCTTTCAATATCGGATTGAGCAGCTCTTTGTGCTTGCTCAAAACCAGCTTGTCTTAATTGTGCTGCTGTTCTGCCTGCTTGCTCAACAAAAGGTCTTGCTGCTTCAGATTCAATTAAAGCTGACCTTGAGCCACCAAAAGCACCAGCTCTTATCGCTCTTTCTTGAGCTTGTCTTTGAGCAATATCTTGTTGTCTTTGTATGTCACTAAGAGCAACATCTACTACCTGTTGCTCAAATGGTGATCTGTATGCACGAATATCAGCATCTAATAAAGATGGCGCTGGTTGTTGCATTAACTGTTGTCTTTGAGCAAATACATTTAATGGTTCTGCTTGACTAGCTACTCTTCTTTGAAATTCAAATCCTCTTAATTCGTCTGGTGAGAAACCAGCCACCTGTGGTCCTATGTAGGGTGTAAATGGTTGTTGAGCTACTGCTCTAGCTTGACCATATATATCTCTATATATATTTTGTTGAAATTCTGGAATTACTGTTTCTGTTGTTGTTGCACCTTTACTCATAAATCTTTTTTTATTATATATTCTGGTTCAAAACCTAAATGTTTTATTTTCTTAATCCATCCTTTACGCCCCCCTAAATAAAGTCTTTTTACATTTGCTCTACGAGCAAAATCCTCTATATAGGGAAACATCTCTTCAAGTTCTTTATAATCACCACCAGCAAATAATAAATTCATTGCTCTGTATTGTGGGAATATAATAAACTCTGTTATCATGGCTGATTTCTTACCTGGCCATAAATGAAATATTCCTTGTCTTATTCTATCCTCTATGTCATTAATTGTATAGCCGTCTTGATGTTTTACAGCTCCCTCAATCCAATGTTTACAACGCTCCCATTGTATTTTCCACTCCTCTTTTGCTTGAGATTGTCTGTCTAATTTTTTAATCGCCTTTTGCATACTCAATCAAACTTGCGATAAAGTTAATATTTGCGTGTGAAACTTCTATTTTTAAAATATCACCCGCAGTTAATAATAAATTGTTTGTCAGTATTTCTTTTGTTTCATTTGCTGAAATGCTTATTTCTTTGAATATTGGAAATGTATGTCCCGTATTGTCCGTAATCGAAAGTGTCACAGTAGTCGCTTGGTTGCCATCATCACCAATTAAAATTGACTCAATAACTGAAAAATCAAAATCTGTTAAGCCCGGACAAGTGTAAAGTGTTGTCAAAGACGTGCTTGTGACATCTTTTTTTACACTGACAGCCCTTTGAACATATTGTCTTTGTGAAGATAAGTCCATTATCTTTTTCCTCTAAGTTTTGCATCTACTCTTACTTTACCAAGTTTGAAATCTTGGTTTGTATCACCCTCAACTTTCATTGAAATTGATCTTGCAGTAAATCTAGCGTCCATATAGCCGTCTGATTCAAAACTAAATGAGCCAAAGTCTGTTTCCTCTCCATTGGATGTAAATTTACCCTTAAAAGATAATGTCACGCCCGGCAAAGTTGTTGCCTCTGAGTCAGGTATTATTTGATTTACTTGAACTAATCTATCACCCTCTCCTATTTCAATCGGAGATGTAGCACAAAATGGCTTTGTTGAACCTAATCCTAAAGAGTTTTGTAATAAAGTAGATTCATGTTGCAGTATATTTCCAGAACCATCTCCCGCTATAGGATATTCTAAAACGCCCTGATCCCACCATGCAGCCCTATCAACACCTGTACCTTTACTCCAAACATTATCTTTATAGTTCCAAATAACATACCTTGATGGTGAATAGCCACTATCAGCATCACTTGGGAAAAACCACCATATTTCATTGTAATTAGAGTTATGTCCTGCAACTGTGACTTTTCTCATAGAGTATTTTAAATTGTCATAGATATAGTCATGCACGTCACATTTAATTTCTCTTACCTTACCATCATAAACAAAGACAGAATTTTCTCCCAACCAAGCAAGAAAATCTCCTGTGCTTACGACAGCCCTCATTCCTAGAGGACGGCAATTTTCACCTACCTGTGCTAGTCCATATACAAAAGGGTTGCCTGTATAATACAATCTGCTCAAACCCGTTTCTGTAAAAACTATAGTATCTAATTTATATTTTTTTGCTCCAATAATTTCACCTGAACTAGGAACAATTAAGTCACCCGCAGTATTTGTGGCTTTTGCTGTCCAATCGTTATTGTCTTCTCTGTTTGACCAAGCAATTTTTCTAGGATCGCCACCTGAACCGAAAGTTACTAAATGCCTTTCGTTAGTCACTACAACAGCTTTATTATTAATCGGAGCATTGCTTAAAACCGCAGCAGTTGTATCTGCTGATCCGCTTGAGTTCGATCTCCATCTGTAAACCTTACCATCACCTGCAAAACAAATTATTAAATCTTCACCCCAATTGTCGAAAGAAAAGTCTTTGGTATTAAGAGATAGCCCAGATTGACTTCGTGCGTCTCCATAGTCTTCTTCACCCCAATGATAAGCTCCATACCCCAAAGGATCAGCACTTTCATCTGTCACAAAACCACCGGGCGTAATATCTGTTGTAGATCCTTTATAAATTACAAATATTTTTTGTCTTGTGCCAACAGCAATAACAGGGTTTCCTGCATTATCATTGAAAGCATACAGAGCAATTATTTGTCCTGTTATTGTGCCATGTGATAATTTTTCCCAACCCTTGATAGGTGTAAGATAACCATTTTGAAATCTGACTAAATTGCCATCAACCCAACGACCTTTGTTGGAATATTCTGTGCCGTTAGTGACTATTCCTGCGGGTGGTGTTATTGATACTAAAGCCATTCACTAACTACTACCCTCTAGTGATTCAATTCTGTTTTGTAAATCATCTATTACTGCTTGTCCTTTATTCAATATCATCAGATACACTTGCTTTATATGCTTCTTTTATTTGTTCTGTCCATTTAGCATTACAGATAGCTTGAACTTCTGCATCTTCACCTGAAATATCAGTATCTTGCCAAACACCTTCGTTATCTTTGTAGCAAGGTTGTATAACATGACGATGAAAAGTCCTTGACAATTCTTGTCCATCATCAGTGACGACAGTTGCCTGTCTTACTTGGATAGAGCCTTTTTCAAGAACCTCTATTTTATCAATTATTATATTTTTTTCTAAAGCCATTTTTTTCTCCTATAAATATTAATTATACATTATTATGCAACTTCATAATGTCCACCACCAAAAATTGATTTAGCACTTATGAGATTATTTGTGACTGCATTACCAGCAAAGTTGTGAGCAGTTATAGTTGTTGTGCCACTACCAATTACAAACCTCAGTTCTTGTCCACTATTACTATAGCCGACAGTAAAAGCACCCCTGTTACCATTAGCTCTAGCTTGTCCACTATCGTGGTTTTTGGCAGTAAAAGGTAGGTTTGCTATCTGAACAGAATTACTATCTGATGTTGTAGGAAACTGAACATAAAAAGAAATCCAAACCCTATTACCAATTTTTGTATAATGTCCAGCTGCTCCAGTGTATGTGACATTATTTCCTGTTGGGGTAAATTCTCCTTCCTCATAATCATCAAGTGCGTTGGCTTCTGCTGTGTCAGCAAAAAATTTTAAACCATTGGAATCAAAAGTTGCTATCTGTGTACCACCTGCATCTATTCTGACCTTATCTTCGTCAGCAGATTCTTCACATTGAACTTTAGTATCGCCATCAGCGTCTTGTATAGCTGTTGGTGTTGAAGATACAGTAGCAAAAGATAAAGCTCCACTGCCGTCTGTTTGTAAAACTTGGTTAGCACTACCATCTGATGTTGGGAAAGTGTATGCACCATTAAATTGGACTACTTGGCTTTCATTAATACCAATAGCAACGCTTGTTCCTACTGTGCTGCCATGACCAATAACAAGATCGTCTGCTGAGTCGTCAAGTGCGATATAAAAATCTTGAGCATTGCCATCAAATTGAATTGTGACATCTTCTGCGCCAGCATCACCCAATGTTAATTTTGGAGTTGTGCCTTGAATAATTACATCACCACCAAAAGTTACAGCTCCCATTGAAACTGCTGTACCTGATGTGCTGAAAATTGCATCAACAGTATCTAAATTTGTATTTAATTTTGTACCCCATGTGTCGGTAGAAGCTCCGACTTCTGGTTTTGTTAAACTGAGATTAGTTGTTGTTGTATCTGCCATATTTACCTATTTGATATTTGTTCTGTCCAAGTTGTAGATGGATTTGTTTGATCTGTCCAAACTACACTTGGATTTATTTCTTTCTCCCATTTTAAACGACCATCTACAGAAATGCTAGAAGTATTGTTGATTGATGAAGCTCCTTGTTTAATAAGACCAGCTAAAGAACCAACAGAAGAAACTGTTGTTATTGTTGCTTCTCCGACATTAATTTGAGTTCCTTCTGAGGCAACAGATGAAGATACTGTTATACTTGATTCACCAATATTAACCTGAGTTCCAGCAGATGATACAGAGGAAGATGCTGAAACAGAACTAGATCCTATTAGCAAGGTTACTCCAGCACTAGATAATGATGCTGAAGAACTTATTGAGGTCGCACCTTCACGAATAAGCAATCCGTCAGATGATAATGATGATGAAACATTTATATTAGATTCACCTAAATCTATTTGTGTGCCTGAGGAACTAACTGATGCAGATGCGGATATATTTGATGTTGCTAACTCATATTGGGTATCACCCCAATTTGATCTGCCATAACTACCAAACCCATATCCTTGTTGGGCCATGTGTTAATCCAATGAAATAGTTACTGAACTTGCGTTAAATCTAAAGACATCACCATCACCTACAGTTTTACTTGCTGTTAATGCACCATAGGCAAGTAAATTACCGCTTGATGATGCGTCAAATAAACCCATGTGGGTAATTGTGCCTTGTGATCCTGTAGCTGTTGGAAACTCAACTGAGCCACTATTAGATATTGAGCCACCTGAAGCAGCACTAAAAGCCATAACTTGTCTTGCATAACCATTGCCAGAAACTTCTGTGCCACCACCTGCGTCATTTGGTGCAGCAGTGAATAAAGCCACATAAATATTAGATGGAGCTGTATAAGCTGAATTTCTAAAAACGTGGTCTAAAACTTCTAATTCTAAAAAATTACTAAATGACATAAATTCTCCTAGTCTCCTTTCATATAATAAACATTTTTCTTAGCTTTTCCATAACTTTTTCTTCTTTGTAGTAATGAACCTTTAGCAAATTTAGCTTTTTCATCTTCCATTCTTATTTCTTCAATGGCTTTTTCAAATTGGTTGTTAAAAAGTATGGCTCTATCATCTTCCATTAAAAATACTGATGCGTGTTTTAATGCACCATATAAATAAACGTCTGGATGATCGTTAGAAACAAAATTAGATGTATTTGAATCGCTTAAAGGTGTTATTTTTGCATAATAGGTTAGCTGTAAGTCATAGCTTTGGTCAGGGGTTGGTGCAAATTCCAAAGTATCATTGACAATAGCAAAATATACAGGCTGTCCACTAGAGTTATCAATACTTCTTCTATAAACATCTAAAGATTCTACTGATTGTTGGAATAATGGAGAGAAATTATTTGAAACTATTTCAACATTAATAGCTTCCATCCAATCACTTGGTAATGTTAGATATTGATTTTCTAAAACAGCAGTAGCCCTTTTTACCATGTCTTTTGTTCTTATTTTTCTGTTTATTTCTGCCTCTGCTTGATCTATAAAAATGTCTAATTGATTAGTCAAATCAGACCTGTTTAAATATGCAGCTATGTTTGTTTTTAATTCACTATAAGTCATGTTTATATTTTACCCTTCCAAACCCTAAATAATTTATTATCAGGATTATTTAACCATTTTTTTAAAGCTCTTTTATCACGAATAGAGCCATCTCTAACCATTCTTTGATATATTACCATAGGAATTTCTGCAACGTGACGAAATTCTTTGCCCGGTGTAAAGTCTCCTAATTTTTTTGCTAACTCTATGACGGGTTGGACATTTTGTGTGGTGTGATATATGTGCTTATCATCTTCGGTTGCAAATTCATTTTTGAAACCTGTTTTATGATCAATGATAGTTTTTATTGCCATGATAAAAGGGGGGCTTACGCCCCCCGTGTTTGCAAGTTATTAACCTGCGTCTGAGTCTGAAACTTTAACGTCTGCAATAATTCCGTGAGCAGCTTCGTTTTTCACCTCAAGACCATATTCACATACAATCATTTTGGTTTCTGCATCACCGATAGTTGAAATATCAATAGTTTCAAAATCTCTTAAATATGCAACTGCTGCATATTCAGGATCTAACAGATGAACTGATTGCTCTCTACTTCTGTTTGATGGCACAACTTGTAGTTCACCAAAATCACCTGAGTAGATAGAAACAGATGCTTCTACTGTATTAGCATCAACAAACTGTCTTGCTTGCGCTCTTCCTGTGAAACCAGAAATAACACCTTTGTTATATGGTCCACACATTAAGATTGAAGGCTCTGCACCACTAGCGAAACATTGTTGTTGAACATCTTTAACCATAGCTTCGGTTAAATCTCTTCTAGTTCCATTTGTTCTAGCAGCAGAATCAGAACCATTTGCTCCATCAGACGCTTTATTTACGTTTGATGAATAAAAGGTTTCTAAAGACCTTGTTTGTCTTGCTGTAGAAGCATTACCTGAGTTTTTTGCGATATTCTGAACTAAAGCCTCTTCCATATCTCTTTTTAAAGATTTAGCCATAAGAGCTAATTGGTGAGCCATTTCAGAATTTTTACCCGCAGCGTCAGACGCTTCTTGCGATCCTGTTACTGTTGCATCTCTTGATGAGATCATACATACATTGCTTACTCTTGATGTAGCTTGAGAAGATGATCTTGATAATTCAAAACCCTCCAACTGTCCTGTTGAGGACGGAGTTGGTAAAACTTCAGTTTGCCAATCAAAAACAACATTATTTACGTTTCTTTTTCCGACACTTGAGAGAAACGGAGTTTGAAAAGGAGAAATGTTATAGATTAAATCTGATAAATCTTCTTTGTTACCCGTTGCACTGTAAGTATCAAATGCGTTAGTCACTTTTGCCATGTTTTTTTACTCCTTAGAGCTTACGCTCGATTGTTTAGCAATTGTTCAAAAACTTTAGCTGCGTCTTTGGTTTTACCCGTCTTACGCAACTTTTGTCGTAGTTTTTTTTCTGGAGCAACTGATACTTTTCTAGTTGATGAACCTGGCTTACCAGCACGAATTGATGCTTTTTCTGTAGGCTTTCTCTTTGTTGCCTCTGCTGTTTGACTTTGTAGCCATGCAGATCGCAAACCAAGTAAAGCTCTATAATCATACACTTGATCCATTTCTTCAGATGAATAACCTAAAACATTAATCGCATATTCTCTGATTGCAGTTTTTTCTTTACTTGCAATCTTTTCGTCAGACCATTCAGGTATAAGTTCCAAAAGTTTTTGTTGTCCTTGTTGGACCATTTGCATAATCTGTTCTTGCTGTTTTGCTAAAGATTCTTTTTGAATCCTTTGCTGTTCAGCTTGTACAGCTTGCAACCTTTCTTTCTTTTGATCCCATAACTGTTTTTCTCTAACGTATGCGATTGGATCATCTTCGCTTAACTGTTGCCAATCAGGTTCATTCTGTAAATCGCCTTTTAGTTGCGCTTCCATTTTAGGAAGTAACTCAGAATAAACTGCGTCTTTTTGAGAAATCTCAGATTGCTGTTGCTCAATAGCTTTTTTCTGTTGAGAAAGTTCTTGAGTTTTTCTCGTATAATCTTGTTGTCTTGAATAACCTCTTTGAAGTTCCTCAAGCGTGACCTCTTGTTCTATGCCATCAATTTTGACTTTATAAAATTGAGGTTGCTTTTCTTCTTCAACTTGTTCTTCAAGCTCTTCTTCTTGAGGACTTTCATCCTCTTCTTCAGAAACTTCATCCTCTTCTTGAGGATCTTGTTCTTCTTCTATTTCTTCAACTTCCTCTTCAACAATCTCTTCTTGGTTTTCTATTTGCTCTTCCTGAGTTTCCTCTTTCGGAGATAGATAACTTTCAAAAGACTTCACGTTTTTTTGGAAGTCGGTTTGTAATGCAGTCGGTTTTTCCGTTGTTGCCATTTAAAACTCCTTAAATAGTTTTAACTAATTTTACAATATAAATGGTATTTATGTGAAGTTATTTGACTTTTTTTAGTTTTTCGGCTTGAAATTTAGATATTTTTCCTTTTTCAACAATAATTCTTAAATGCTTTTCTATTTGTGGTAACAACAATATAGCTTTGTGTATATCTTCTCTTAAAGAAACAGCATCAACATCAATATTATTTAACCAATGTTGTATGTATTCTTCTTTTAAATTTTGTAAAGCCTTTTTAAAAACTTCACTTTCTAAAATTTGTTCGGCTTGTTGGCCATCAAGAATTTTTTGTTGTTCAGACATTAGAATAGTAATCAAACTGTTCTGGTGTAAGTTGTCTTATTTCACCAGAAGGCAATCTATAAAATCCACCAAAATCTTTAGCTATTGATACCTTGTCACCAAAATCAAGATCATCATAAGTGTTATCTTGAGGAACTGGAAAGAAAAGAACATCTACTCCTGTATCTTCGGGTGCTGGTGTTGGTGCTGGTGGTGGGGTTGGAGGCGGTGCAACTACTGGATCTGGTGGTGGTGGCGGTGGTGGTGTTATTGATGGTGTTCCTGGTAGTAATGAAAAATTAATATCAAAAACACTTCTACCCATAGGCTGTGATGTTGAAAACTCCATGCCTGGTTGAACTATTTGTTCAAATGGCATACCGCCTGAAATTGCTCTTGCATATTCTAAAGCCTTTGATCCAATAATAGGACCTCCACCAAATAATCCATCTACTGCGGGAAGCATTTGCTCTGCTTTATATTGAGAAAAAAGACCACCTTGGCCATATAAATCTTCGTATGCTCTTTGTGTAGGATCCATTATTTAACTAAAAATTTATCTAATTTTTCCTCTAGTTTATCAAATCTATCCAATATTTGTGAAATATCATCTTTAACATCATCTTTTGTTGCGTATTTGCTTGGTATTTCTTCTCTTGTTTTATTAATCAATATATCAATCCTTTTAATTTCTGAAGAATTTTGTCTAATGCCATACATCAATGGTGCTAAAACTAATGTTATAAAAATGTTCCAAATAATGTAAGGACTAAAATCCATTAATAACTCCAAATGTATGGTCTGATTTTATCATGTTTTTTATCATAACTATCTAATTCTGTGGATCTAGTATTGATTTTTTAATGAAATTACTCATTTTGTTAAATCGTTTTTCTTTTCATACGTTCTTAACCCACCAAGCCCTAACATACCAAGCAAGATAGTCATTAATGAACTCATATCAAATTCTGGAAGATTGTATGAAAGCCCTGCGATAGATAGCGAGAATATTGCAATGGGCGAGATAATAAAATGGTAGCCGAGTGCAGTCGCACAAATCCACCCCACACAAGGTCGCCAAGACGCAACAAACCAATGACGAGATTGAGCCTCCATTTTATTGACTTCAATCTGTGCCAAATTAGCTTTATGTAATTCTGTTTTAAGTTCATGTTCAAGTTTTGCTTTTAAATCTTTATCAACAATGAATTTATCGAGAATGTTAGTGATAGGGCCACTAACAAGATCAATTAGTTTGTTAGACATTTATTTTTTATGGACTTTTACAACTTCAAAAGATATAGAAGTTTTTGCACCCTTATGTGACTTATATCCACTTTCTGGATTTTTCATAAGTTTTATATTTTTGCCATCAACCATAAAATGATAGCCTTTAGGAGCTTTTACAGATTTTTTCATTTTCTTTTCTTTTTACGCAATGCTGCAAAATCAGCAGCAGTAATTTTTTTTCTTGGTTTTGCAACTGCCGCCAACTTTTTTTGTTTTGGTGAGTATTTACTAAATGGCATTATTTAAAAATTTTAAAATTTAACGCTAGTTTATTAATAATATCTAATAATTTTCCTATCCAAAGATCATCTTTTGGGCTAGGTGTTGCTGCTGCAATAATTGAAGATATAGATATTATTATGCTAATAGTTACGAATAAATCGTATAACCAATTGAATAAAAACATTAATTACTCCTATTTCTTTTTCTTTTTCTTTTTGCTTTTGTGATAAGGCATAGATTTCATTATAAATTATTTTTATCTTTTTTTCTTCTTTATTATAGTTTTTACATAAGTTGGTTTACCACCCACACCTTGCGGTTTTGCTCTTTTTCTTCTTACTGCACTTTGTATTTGTGCGGGTGTCATTGACTTAGCTTTTGATCTTGGCACACACTTTGGATATTTTCTTTTGCTTTTACTAGCAGACTTTCTGCCACAGGGTTGAAACTTGCCATTTTTTTTCGGAGCTCCAATATCAACCCAATCACCTTTTTTTCCTTTTCCGAACCAAGTTTTGAGTGACATTAAGGTTTCTTACCTCTGTATTTTCCACCTCGTTTTTTGTATTCTCTAACCAACCAAGCACTAGCATACGCAGACGGAAAAACTTTAAATTTTTGTTTTGCTAGAGCTTTTACTCTTGCATAAAGACTTTTATTTATTGGTTCTGGACTTTTGCTTTTTGCCATTTTTATCTCCTTTGATTACTTCTCCTGTTGCTTGTAATTTTATATTTGACTTTACCATTTGCTACAACTCCAATATCTAGCTGTTAATTTATCAGGCGGGTTAGTGTCACACTTATGTCTAGCACGAAATGATTTACGTCTAGCAGGATTATTTTTTTTAATCTTCATGTTTGGATCACCAAACCTTATAAGTTTTATTTTATCGCCCTTTTTTGCTAAAACTGCAAATTTTTTGTTTTTGTTTGGTGTTCTTTTTGGCTTGTTATAACCACTAAATCTTTCACCTCTGTATGTAATAGCCATTAATGTATTATCCTTCTTTCAACTTTTACTATTTTTGAATATTCATCTACCAAACCAC